CCTCTGCTTCAATTTGGGCCTCAGCCTCAGCGGCGGCCTTGGATTCAGTCAGGGATGCAATGGTAGCGTCACGCTCGGCGAGCAAGGTCTTGAGTGATTCAGTCTCGTCCAGGCGAGCCACGAGGTCCTTGAGACCCGTCTCAACCGATGTGAGGGCACTGACGACCTCGGAGAGGACTTCAACGCCAGTGGTTGTTTCCTCAGAGAGTTCAACGAGTTCTTCGGCGAGTTCTTCGTCCACTGGTTCCTCAGCGGATTCCTCAGCGGATTCCTCAACGACTTCCTCAGGGAGTTCTTCTTCAAGAACTTCCTCAGCCTCTTCCTCAGCGACTTCTTCGGTCTCTTCGGATTTGACTTCAACGACTTCGGTCGTCTTGAGTTCTTCTTCGGGTGCTGAAAGTTCAACGACTTCCTCTGTGACTTCTTCGGTGACTGCGATTTCTTGGTCGGTCATGCCCTGTTGGCTATCATCATGGCCTTTAACGGTATCGCCGTCAATAGGCTCGCCGATTCGCTCTTGTAGTTCAGCCAATTTTGCTTCCAGTCCGGCGATAGTGTCGGTCAATTCAACGAGAATGTCAGCATCAAACGAAAGTTCAGTCTCCTCGCTCGGAGGGGCTGGTTCATCGTACATCTCGCTCTTCCCGAACTCAACAATGATTGAGTCGTCTCGCTCTTCCACTGCAATAATGTGCTTCTCGCCGTCGTATGAAATGAGGGACTTGCTGACCCCAAAGAGTGCGTTGGGGCTGGCTGGAATGTCAACCACGCTGGTCTCAATCCATTCAATCTCTGTGAAGGTCAGGTACTCGTCGTTCCCACTTCCTTGCTTGACTCCAGCCTTAGCAATGAAGCCTATTGAGAACGCTCGTAGCATGCCCTTGTTGATTTTGCGGGTTATGTCCTTCTCGCCACCGTCAATGCGTGCACGGCCAAACACAGCCTCTATTTTCTCGCCGTCAGGCTTCTCCCACATACCCATTTCAACGGATTCCATGAGGCCAATGACCCCGTAGTCCTTGCGGTGATTGTAGAGAATGACTGGGTTCTTGTTGTACGATTCCCAGGAGTCCATGATTGCCTTAGCGTCTACCAATTCCTTGTGTCGGTCAAGCATTGTATCGTCGCCGACATACACTGGACCGTAGACTACTACATCGTCGTCAGCGTGCTCAGGAGTGTGCTCCTTGTCCACCTTGAAGGGCATGGTGAGCCTGTACTCAAACACGGCTTCCTTTGCCTCTCCAGCGATACTGGAGAACAATTCGGAGTCAACGACGACTGCATTGTCAAGGACGCTCATGCCCTTCCGTTCAGCCAATATGGTTTATGAGGGTTCCCACATAGCGGGGCGACCCTTGGGTGACACATTTGTCCACTTCAAGCGCTTGAGTACAGCGGCTACCTCGTTGGAGTTATGGTCCCAATGGCGGTCACTGAGACGGTAGTAGGTCTCGTGGTTGGCGTCCTTGAAGTCAGTGGCGTAGACCTTGAAGTACGCAGTGGGCTGAGGCCAGTGCTCTTGAGGCATGGTCTCTCGTAGTTCTTCCAGGCTGTCGTACAGCCATGAAGGGCACCGGTTCAACAGTCGTGTGGTCTTCCATGGCTTGCCCATAAGAGAGGTACTACACCCCACCTACTTAATGCTCAAAGTTCTTTCTTCTTGCGGGCTTCGTCAATGACCTGCTTCATGTGGCCGAGACCACGAGAGCCGACGACCAACCATTTGACCTGGGCAATGACGCCAGCCAAGCGGAAGTCCTTGTAGTGGCGAGCGGCCCACGCCTCACGCAGGCGCACAGCCTTCTCGTCGGTTGGAGTCTTGACCCCTGTGCTCTTGACCTTGCGGAGTCTGTTGAACTGGGTGTTGCCGAGGGTGTTGCCTCCCTTTCGCCAAATGTCGGGGTGTTCCTCTCTCAATTTGAGGGCATAGGCCAGTGGGAACTGTGTGTACTCGCTATTGGCCAGACTAACCTTGTCGTCGCCACCACGCTTGGGGAAGTTCGTCTTGGGTGCCTTCTCGTCGTAGTCAAACGACTTCGTGGATTGGGGATGGCCCTTCGGGAGCAGGTCTGTATCGTGCTTCCCACTTCGGAACCTGCCGTTGCGGAGCACATAGAGGAATGAGTTCACCCGTGCATAGGCCCACTGGTCCGCTGAGGAGACCGTGGGGCGCACCGAGCCAGGGTTGGTATTGTAGGCACCGACGCCACGCTTGAACACAGCCACGAGCGTGCGTGTGCTGGTTTTCTTGGTAGCGGCGTCATGCTTCTCGTTGTGTTTCTTCGCCTTCTCAGCCAGTGCCTTCTTGACGGATGCTGAGACGGATGGTGCTTTTTCAATCATGTTATGAACCTCGGTAGGGACTTCGCCACTGCCCTGTCCAGTACCAATTTTGCATCTCGCTGAAAGTGTCGGGATGCGTAGCGGACTGCTGGGCGAATGTATGGTTTGGGTGGGAACGGAGCGAACGATACTCGCCCGAACTCAACGACGAGGGCGTATCGTATTCGGCTATTCCCGAACCTGACCTCAACCCCCTTACGGTCTTGCGAGCGAGCGACTCTCCCCGATGCTCTGAGGGCACCGGTTCTGACTGGGACCAATTGCTGTGCCTTCTTGAGAATCTTCTCAGCCATGGCGTTCTGCATGTCAATGCTACCCTGGCGGTCCATGTAGGCCCCAAGATACTCAAATGAACGCCCTATGCGGTTGAACACTCCAGCGTTGGTCGTGACTTTCACCTTAGAAGACCTCCCAAGGTACCTCTAAGGCTTCTTCTCGGTCTTCGGGCGGTATAGGTGCCTCTTCCTCATTGTCGTCCGTTGTAGGGGTGCTCTCGTCGTTTTCCTCGGCGGCGGCTTCGGCCCCTTGGTTGATTGACAATTTTGGTGAGACAAAGAATGGGTCGTCAGCCTTCTCGTCGGAAAGCATCTCGTAACCGAGCATCATCCTGGCCTCGTTGACCGTTATGACACCCTCTTGCCTAAGGGCGGCAATAGCCTGCCCCTGTGCACGAATGACTTCGGCCATGACCTTCTCCTTGGATGGACGAATGGTGTTGAACTTGAACACGAAGTCGCTGATGCCGAGAATGGGGAGCACTCGGTGGTTAATCATGGACGCTATGCGGTAGTGGTAGGACTCCACCACATCGTACCACGCCTCTAATTGGGACTCGGGGTTGCTCATTTTGCCTGTTTGAACCCACCCTAATTTCATTGGTGGGATGCCGAATACAGCACAGATTTCCTCTCGGTAGTAGTAGAGGAGGTCAAGGTGTTGACCATCCTTGATTGAGTCAATCAGCCGGTGCGTCTGGAAGCCTGTGCCTCCGTTGACTGCGACAAGGCCGAATGGTGACTTGCCGGTACTCAATTGCTGTTCCAGCATGGCCAGCATGGTCTTCATCTCGCTGTTGCTAATGTCGCCGACATTGAGAATGGTCTTGGGTAGCGTCCCAGTGAACTGTTCGTTGATGTAATTTGACAGGTTCAATTGACCTGCTATGGTCTGCAATAGGGGGACGATGGGGGAAGTTCCGTAGCCACGACCCTGCTTGTATTTGCTGATGTGGAGCACCTTGTTGGACGCAAACCTGCGAGTCATTTCATTGATTTTCTGGACATACGCCATTTCAGGAGGCTCGGGCAGTCGCTCGTTTGGGATGATTTCCATTGTATCGGCTGGTATGTTCCAGAGCGAGACAAGGTTGCCTCCAAACACCCAGTCTGTACCCTCGTCGTCAGACTTGTCGGCACTGCCGTCCATTTCAAGGTAAGCGTCACCAAAGAGAGCCAGGTCGTACACGAGGGTCTCCAGCCACTCGTTCCCCATGTCGTCGGGGTTGGGCATAGAGAAGAACATGTTGAGTCGTTGAAGGTCGGCTGGGTTGCCCTGTTCCACACCCTCAGCAAGGTCAAACCTGTACCCGTTGCCGAGTACATCGTCTACGGTGCGTCGGATGATAGCGGCAATGACCTCGGACTTCATGCTTATGTCACGAATCACACGAGGGTCAACCAATTGGTGAGCGCCTCCGGTCTTCTTGCCGGTTCGCTTGTCCACTGTGGTACTGTGGCCTATCCGAGACAGTGAGGCAAGAGCCTTCATGTCCAATTCGTCGGACGAACTTTGCTTGGTCCGCCTACGAAAGAAGCCACGGCGCTTTCGCTCTGTCATGGCGTTGGGTTGTCACCCATGTTCTTAACGGTGTTCATTCCTCATCGGAGGGCAGTGGAGTAGACCTGGAGGAGCCAATGCTTTTCTTAGCCTCTCGCTCCATCACCATTTCATGGT